AAATACATATCCATAGGATCATTACTGACAGTGCCAGCATTAGATGCGAACTTGATAATCTTCTTATACGGGATCCAAATCTTCTTCACAAACGTAAATTCTTCAGAATTATTAGAATCCGGAGACAGGATATACTTGTACGTATAACTCTTAAGAACCTTCACTAAATCGGTATTGATGTCATCTAACATGCAGTTGTTTGTAACAGGGTCAAACCAAGTTGAATACGTGTACGCGGTACCACGAGGAACCGCTACCACTCGAACTACCCAAGTAACATTCTCACGATCAGCAAACTGACCAAACAAAATCTTACAGCGATAACCGATACAATTGATCTGATCGCCTACACGCTGATTATCTCCGACGCCCTGAGGCGGCATCTCAACAGTAGTGTTAAGAATAAAGCCAACAGGAGTATTGTGCTGAACATTTGACTTTACATGAGACCAGCTAGTATACTTAGGCTCTGCCACTTTAAGTGTCGCTCTCTTAACAGCAGCTACAAACTTCTTAGTAGCAATAGATTTACGAGCACGCTTCACTGGTCGCTTACTCTTCTTAGAAAACTTACGCTTAGAGAACTTACGCTTAAAAGCCATTCATTAACACACCCAAGTGGGTCCTTAAATAGTAACAAGCTCGAGACGAACTGTAGTAGTGATGCGTCGGAGAAACTCACGTGGCTCCGTAAAGATCATTGAAGTGTCGTCCGGTGAATAGACTGATGTAATGTAGATTATTTTGGGCTTCCAGGGAGCTTGCCCTCCTTTAGTGCTAACTGTACAAAGACGCCTATCAAGCTCTGTAAGAAACTGAGCCTTGTCTTTGATGGTATATGGGATAAGGTTGCGATAAGCCACAACAGGATCCATGCTATATCCACATTTCCACTTATATCCATCTGCTGCAAGACATTCGTAACATTTAGGGTGTCGTTCATCGATGTAACGGTCCTTACCAGAACCGGACGGGCCCCATATATATATGACCTCGGGCTTACTGAAATCACCTTGAGCTTTTCGCATACGCTTGTTGTTTAAATATTGACCCATCGCCCGGTAATTGTGCATCACAGTGCTGAAGTGAGGTTCCTCCTCGGCTAAGTCGAAAACGTTGGAACCGTTCGGCAATTCGTCTAAGCGCCTCTTCGTTCCTAGGATATCGGTCCTCCGGCCTTGCATAGGGGCATCCCCGATCTTGGTATAACTCCCCTCCTTCGAACAATACCTTTCGTTGTCTATAAGTCGACCATACATCGGTTCCCGAAAGCTGTCGCCGATCCAAGATTTGAACTGGGAGAATCTCACCGGATTCCACGTTACGCAAAAACACTGTAGGTGCTCTTTCCCACATTTCTCTCCCACCTCCCTCCCGAACATTAAATACTTGACCCAGTCTGGAGTTTTGGATATCTGTGCCACACGCTCGTCAAGAGTTTTATATTGCTCGCTAAGATGAATAGTCATAACCCACGTAGTTCCTTTGGCCTTTGACACATCTGAAACGTCCTTTGAAGCGTTGCTTGTTTTGTCCGTCATGTCCGGGAAGTGCCTGGGGGTAATAATAGACCCCAGGCTGGACCAGGGACTTTGGAATGAAAAAAGATTTCCATATATACCCTTGCGCGCCGCCCTCCTCCGATTGCAGTCTCGCTTATCGAAGTCGGCTATCCGCTCCTAACGTCGCGGGCCTCCTTCTCCGCGCGAGACATCGGAGGGCGGCTTTATGCTGCCTCCGGCGGCCGTGGGGGAGGGGGTTTGGTATTGACACAGATTATTTTAGAAATTTTTATTAAATTTAAGGATCTTTGAACATAATTTGCGAGTTCATCTGAATATATCCTAGATTGTCACTAGCCAAAGTACCATACGCATCATAGCACGATACTAGCAAATACATATCCATAGGATCATTACTGACAGTGCCAGCATTAGATGCGAACTTGATAATCTTCTTATACGGGATCCAAATCTTCTTCACAAACGTAAATTCTTCAGAATTATTAGAATCCG